GAATCGTTCCTGAGAGGATGGTGAGGGCCTGATAGTGATTACAAATACCGAAGGATTACGATTGTCGATATAAAGAATTAACGAGCCCCAGTCTATTATAAATAGCCATCAATTCCGACTGCGTCGTAATTGTTATTAAGAGTTAATCCTTATCTATTAATAACACATAGCTATGTTAAAAGAATTAAACAACGATCCTTAGTAATTAAAAATAAAATCCCGATTTTTCCGATATTACAAAATCCGAGTATTTCAGATATTTTATCGGATTGAATCAGATAAAAAATCGGATTGAATCAGATAAGAAATCGGAACCAATCCGATATACACTTATATATTAATACTCTAATACATATAACACTAATAACAATAGAAATTAATCCCGATTTATTCTTGATTGCTAGATCGGACAGAAACGAAAAGCAGGTAATTTTAATCAACGTACAATCGTTGTGAATTATTAATAGGCAAGGATTGCAGGGTATTTGTATTACCTCGTTTTCGGAGAAGATTTTTCACTCGTAATCGTTATCTATTTCTAATTCACAGTGATCGTTATCTATTGTTATTTTTTCCCTGATTGCGTTTGTATTTTTAATTCCTTCTAATTCACGTCTGTAAGCGTCTGTAATAGGGTTGTAATCTATGTTGGGTAGGATTTATAATACATAGTAAGTAAGGGGTATTGTAGAGGCAAATTAAAAAGGATTAGAAGGGGTAGTAAATAGGTAAGGATGACGGCGCTATTACTAATAGAAACCTAATTTTTCTAGCCAGCATTACTAATACAAACAAAATTTTTTCCGAGGTATTTATAATAGGGGTGTAATCTGTGGGTAATAATAATAGCACCCGATAGCCAGGGCATTACTAATAACGAAGGAATACGATTGTACGTTATTAGTAATAGGGGTGGGGTGGGGTAATACTAATAACGAGTATTTGTACTTAGTGGATAATACAAACAACAATGCAATCGGGTGGGTAATACAAACAACAATGCAATCAGGTGGGTAATAACAATATAATCATAATAAGATTGCGCGTTATTACTAATAGGGGCCCAAACGCCAGGCAATACAAATACCAACCTGATTGCACGCTAATATAAATAACGTACAATCATACTGTTTGGCTAATACTAATAACGAACAAATACAATTAGTTGTTATTGTTAATTATCTGCAATCTGTGGCTAATACAAATACACAGGAGTTAGAGTAACAAACACACAGTGAGTTAGAGTTACTAATACACAGTGAGTTCTAGTTACTAATAAGAATCAAATCAGATTGCAGGGTATTACAAATACCCCCGCCACCCGATTAGGGGAGGGTTGGGCTGAGAGAGACCCAATTCACGCGCTCATAAAAATTCCTCTCCTTCACCCCCTCCCTGGTATACTGAGAATACACCCCCCTCCTTGAGGACATGAATTGCGAAAATTGCGGCAACAGTTTTGAGGCGTCAAATCGCGTAAAAAGGTTTTGTAGCGAGAAGTGTCGCAAAACTGCCGAGAGAAAGCGCTACAGAAGGAAGAAGTTACGGCGGACACAACAAAAGCGCTACGAAGAGACAGGGCTAAGACCTTTCGAGCGACAATGCAAGACTTGTGGTACCAAGTTTACAGCGAAATACAACGGCGAGGGATACTGTAGTGAGCCTTGCAGGGAGGTAGGCTACGAGAAAACCAAGCTGGCGGGGCAGGAGGCAGCGCGGGAACGCTATTACGCCAATAAGCAGCTGCACGAGCTGAGCTGTGCATGGTGCGAGACCTCTTTTGAATCAGAGAGTAAAGTAAAATACTGTTCTGACCAGTGTCGCAAAGAGGCTACAACGCACAACGCACGCCTAAGGACTTACGGACTGTCTAAAGGGCAGTACGAGGCCCTCCTGGAGCGCTCTGGGGGCCTGTGTGAGATCTGCCAGGAGAAGGAAGCGCAGCACATTGACCATTGCCACGACACTGGAGCTGTCAGAGGCTTGCTTTGTCAGCAATGTAATCATGGACTAGGTAATTTCTCTGACAACATCAATACCCTGGAGAGGGCGATCACCTACCTCAAGGGGTAGGATGGGCGGTTCCCATGCATCCTTCGGAATCCTAGCCCAGGTAATTCGGGTGTACAATGGCTCCGACGATCAAGTGGCAGCGATGGGACAGCGCTAGCTATAACTGGGCAGGTACCGCAGCTACCGATGCATTGCCTTCCTTGGAGGCTGAACTGGATGCGTGGATTACTGCTGTTAATGGTAATGCGAGCAATACTGGCAGGCAGATCACAAAGGAAAGGGGTTATGCTGACAGCACGACTGCTAATTATCATGGGCTAGTCATTAGTGCTGGTGCTAATAATAATACAGCTAAGGGGTACCTTGGTTTTGGGACGTATGGCACTGCTACAACTAAAAAGCTTTATGCTGGTGATACGTATGCTGACAATACGACTAATGGTGGTTACGGTACCATTTCTGGTGGCGTGATTGATACAACTGTTTCATGGTACAGCTCAGGTCAAGAAGCTAACTTTCTGATCATCTATGACACCACCGATGGAGAGGAGTTCTTCCTGTTTGGGCCTTCGATGCCAGCCAATCCTACTACCAACTATTCCGAAGGCTTCTACATCATGAAGTGTACGGATGGAGAGTGGTCGATGTTTGCTAACGATGGCTCTGTTTATGTTCATACGCATTACTGGAATGATGCGCTCAGCACTGGCTGGGATAACTGCGCTCGAAACACCACTGCGGATACTTCGACCAATGCGGGAACGTATGGTTATGGGCGTTTTGATCTGAATCCGCAAAGTGGCCTTGACATCGCTGACCCTGCTACACAGGGGAGGATTGATGTTTATGCGGCAAATCCAAATCTGATACAACGATCAGCTTCGTCAACTTATTACTATACTGGTAATCGCAGGGTCTTGACTACTCTGGGGACTGGTCAGGATGTTTATGTAGTAACTTCGGCCTACTATGGCCCTTCTGTCCTTATTGACCTGAGGCCCTGATCATGGCTTGGACTGATTATTCTAATACGGCATCCAACCTCTGGGATGCGAACATCGGCAACGCAGTGAACTCCAGCACCAATATCCACTCCGAAGTGCAAGAGTTCCTTGCTGTTGGAGCAAGCAATTTAACTGTCTATCCTTACGTTACAACCATCAACAGCCTAGAAAACTCCTACAACATTCCTGGGTTCGACGGATACTGGCCCGACGGCACTTCGGATCCTATTAATGGTGACATGGGTGGTGGCGGAGGTGGAGGCGTAAGGCCTTCCAGCGGCTTCCTGTACCCAAGGGGTGACACTTAAGCCAAACCCTTCATCCAGTCTCTTTCTGACGGCTCTAGGAGGTAGATCAGGCGATTCATTACCGATTTGCCCTGATCTTCTTCCATCTTGTGGTAAATTTGGGCCAACAACTGGAGGGTTGCCTCTTTCTGGCGGCATCTTACGGCCAACAGTAAAGCAAGAGAGATCTTTAACACGGTCTTGGGGTCAACTGGGGGCCTTATATCACGCATTATACCAGCTCGGAACCCTAGTTTTGACCTAATAGTATGCCATCATGGCCGTTTTAGACACTTCTGGACTCTGGTCTGCTGGTGATGACTATAGGGTCATCAAGGCCTTGCGTATTCCTTTTGGTGATTACACCCAGGACTGCACAATTACGGCAATGAATCAGCTCCAGGGCTATTCTACGACCGCTCAACAGGATGTTCTTGACCTGTTGGTTGACTATGAGGCTGCAGAGACTGCTCAAAGCGCGCGGAACCTGGCTGATACTGAGGGCAAGGTGCTGGTTGAGGCGGATGTGTTGAAATGGCAGGTGGGCAACAGTGGAGTGACTGGCCCTCAGGCTGAAAAGATGCGCGTTAAGCAGGAGCTGGAGCAGATTTTCGCCTTCTCGACGTGCCTTTCTGCCTATATCGGCGGCAATAACGGCATGACCACCCTAATCCGCTCCTAAGAGGGCCTCAACCATGGCCGCAAAGAAAGGATCAAGCAAGAAAAAGGGTGCCATGAAGGGCTGTGGCATCAAAAATGGCTGCAAGTCCAAGAAAGGTGGCCTAACTGCCAAGGGCCGCAAGCGGATTAACGCTAAAACAGGCTCCAACCTGCAGGCACCCGTCACTGGTAAGGTCAAACCAGGCAGTAAAGCCGCTAAACGGCGTAAAAGTTTCTGTGCTCGCAGCAAAGGCTGGACTGGTGAGCGTGGTAAGGCAGCTCGCCGTAGGTGGAAGTGCTAAGGCCCCTGATTGGTGCCTCTGGTAAACTGTAGCCAGTATGAATTTAGCCCTATGATGCCTCACCCCGAAAACGACTCAGGGCCCTTGAAGAGCCTCCAGGAGCACTTTGCGGAGTTGAACCCTGAGACAGTACCCGTCAAGTGCCAATGCGGGGCTGACACGGTCATCAACAAGGCATACGCACAATACGTGAAGGGACCCATCTCAGGTTGTAAGGCCTGCCGATAGGAACGAAGTGACTAGCGACACGGAGTGAGCGTAGCGAGTGGAGGGAAGCTGAGGCGACCCTCCTTTTTAATGGGAAGACTAACCTGACGAGGACGGACAATCATGGCATCCCCGCTACTTCCCTACGCTAATGGCCGTATACTGGTCCCAGATGAGGGTACAGTGACGCAAGTCAATGGCAGATGGGTTACGGGTAATGCCAACGCTTACCTCGTCAAGCTCTTTATCAAGCGGGCGCAGTACTCTGGCGTGTCCTCAGGCTCCAAGATGATCCCACTGGCTTCCCAGCTCGATGGCGAGATGATGCCAGGGGCATCTGGCGATCAGTTCTATTACCGTGGCTACGCCCTGGAGTGGGTTGCGGTGCCCGACGCATGGGACTTGGAGCTTTCGGACGAGACTCCGCTTGTCTGGCAGCAGGTTACGACACAATACGACTGGCTTTCGACTGGACAAGAGTGCCAGTTCCGCTTTGGCCAGGACTCGATCATGCCTGCAGCTAAAATTCAGCGCTCTAGCGGCGTGTTCGGCGGCCAGGGAATCGATGAGATCGTTTACAAGGAGATTGGAGGAGTCGAGATCCAGATCACTGGAGCGGAGTTACAGAACTAATGAAGAAAACTAGCTGGGAGCTGAAAGCGGACTTCAAGTTACCAAAAATAAAGGCCCCTGATGGTCAGTCAAAGAAGGATGCATCGGCTGCCAAGGGGGTAATGAACAAAGGGCTACTGGAGGCTAGTAGTCAGGTCGAAACTGAGTTGAAGCCACTCCTTAACACAGCTATGAGCGCGAGCGTGTGGGACTGGCCTAGGGATACCGTGAGGACGAACGGTAGTGTCGCTGGCACTATGCGCGATATTAATGACACTGGAAGGCTGAAGGACTCGTTGAATCTGACCACTAAATTCATGCAAACCAAGGTGCAGACCAGGATTACATACTCAGCGCCCCATGCAAACATAGTTTACTATGGTGGCGTCATCCAGCCGTACGGCAACATTACGGCTAATCCAGTGCTTGTGCCAGGTAGACCATGGGTAGAAGCTGTTATGAACGGTACTCACGGAATACCCAAGTACGATATTCTCAAGGTTTACAGCGACAAAATTACCCAGCTCTGGGACCAAGGTGGCTAGGTATCCTATGCCAGCTTAAAATTCGTCAATGGCTAGCAAGAAAAAGGGTCTCCCGTTCGTTGTTCAACCACGGCTCCGCCCTATCGTTGAGCGAGTTGGTACGGAGGAGTCTGGTGTTATCGAAATTGAGCGCAAGGGTTACCTTACGGTGGCCGAGAAAGCCATTGTCCAGGGCGGTATGTCGGGCGCAGACTCCATGAATAAAGCCATGCTTAAGGTACAGGCCCTTGCGGCTGAAGTTGGCGTTAAACCTAGTCAGATTTTCGAGGACATGGGCTCAGGTGAGCTTCCTGAGTATCTCCAAGGTCGCGACCTGGACCTGGTGGAGATCATGGCACACATGAAGGACCACGACGACCGCATGCGTGTCGTAGCCTCCACTGCGCTGCTGATTACTCGCGTCGACCCAGATTGGGATCCCGCCGATACCTCAGACCTCCACCCTGACATTCAGGATGGCCTGTTCAATCTTTACAGCGACGAGGAGAAGAAGAGCATCGAGGCCCTTGAAGCTGCTTTAGAGGAGGGCTCAAAGGCCCAGGGCGATGGTGGCGAGGGAAAAGGGAAAGCCAAGACGAAGTAACTGACTTTGATGGGTACTTCTGGAGGCTGAAGTCGTTTTACCCAGGTGATCCCGACTTCACCTTCGAGAGGTACTCATCCCTGCCGTACAGCTACGTCCTTCTCGCTTACATAAAAGGTAGCGACTTGTATCGCGAACGCATGCATGACTTGGAAAGGCCTACGGCAATGATCTCTTCGATCTTGGCGAATCAGAACAGGGATCCGAAGAAGAGTGGAAAGCCTCTAACCTTCTTGGACTTCTCGTTCTACAAGCCTAGGCATGGTAAAGATTCCGCTAACTACGTTTACGGCAGTGCTATGCTTAAGATGGCCAAAGAGAGAAGGCTCCCTGCCTGGGCCCTGTTCTGCTTTAAGGAGGTGGTTGCATCAGCCAGTCAGTCCTACAAGCCAGAAGTCTGCGCCCTTGTCGCAGAAGACGCAATGCTGCTTCACCCAGTTAAGACGCCTGAGGGTTGGGAGGGAATGCTTATCGCGGTAGAATCGGCCTCTGACAAGGTTCGTATGTTTACGGATGACAAAGGACGCAAGTACACACTAACCGTGCCTCACGTCCATACAAAGGTCGTCTGTGAAGAAGGAGTAGTCCTTAGCTAGGCCACTCACCCATAATCTGGTTGGCGTACTCATTTACGATGCGTGCGTCTTCTTCGTCGTAGGGACCGAAGTTCAATAGACCACCAGACAACCACTGGCGGATCCGCCACTCGGATTCAATCTTGTAGAAGGGCTGCATACGGTACCAGGCGACCCACTCCTGGCTGGACTTATCCTGGTTACACTCGCGGCAGGCAGGAATTACATTTGAAGTGCGATCTTCGCCACCACAGGACTTGGGGCGAACATGATCAATAGTTAAAGACTCGTCATCAATGGGCGGGTTACCGCAATAAGCGCAGCGGTTGTTCCATGCGTCCTTGATGCTTTGGCGCCATTGACGGCGGGCCTCACCGCGTGTTAAAGCAGTCATGTTGTGAAGGTAATCTGAAACTCGTTCGTAGACGGGAGTGTAGTCCTGCGAGGGGTGCATCAGATTATCGTCCAGACAGCACCACGAGAGCAAATCTCTGTATTCTTGGGCTTCATGAGGCCTCCGTGGTTATGTCTTATGCGCTAGGTTACCCAGCACATGAACGATTTGCCTCCTATGTTCCGAGGAGCCCGAAGACTCCGACACTACGAGGAGGCGTACCTCTATTATATCAAGTAGGCAGACTAAAACAGCGTTTCCAGGGCACTCGTGCAGACATTCCCTACATCAGCACAAGTCATCTATGACACCCTGGCAGCAGATGCTACTTTTTTAAGCTATCTAGGCAGCTACGACTTTAAAACTGGCCAAGGACCGATCCCTGCATTGTCAGTCATCTCCGCTGGTGAAGACTTGCCTTCGCTGAGGAATGTTGAAGGTATAGAGTGCATCATCCAAGACGCTGGCAACGTCAGGCAAAGGAATTACCTCACAAACGACCTCGACCTTGTGACCTCCTGGAGCGTCTTCCTTGTTGCTTGGGAGCCCAGCACTGGCGCGGACCTACAGGTGGCCACAGAGCGGATCCTGAGGCGTTTTAACGGCGCTTCTGCGATTCAGACCGTTGCTACTACCGATGGACTTGGGTCTTTGGTTCAGAATAAGATTATGGTCTCTTCAGATAACGCCGTTAGAGCGATTTGAAGGACATAGGAAGAATAGTGTAACGGGCCGTAGAAGGTCCGAGGTACCTTCATGCGGATCCAGGTCCGTTCTTCTATATGGCAAACTTCTCCGCTGCCTTCGGGTACGATCTGTATTTGATCCCCCTCAAGGCAGAATCCGTCGACACCTCTTTCACTGGCGTTACTGGTGGCGTGGGTGATGGTGCTGGCAATTTCGTCGACACCACCAACATCATTGATCGAAACGAAAAGATCACCTACGCCAATGGCGTGTTCTCGATTGGCGCCACCCCTGTTGCCGAGCCTACTGATGGCACCATGCAGCCCGTGCGCTTGTACGGCCTGACCAGCGCTTCCCTTGAGACTGAAACTGGCTCTGAGGACGTCTACACCTACGACGACGAGACCAAGGGTTTCAACCAGGCCGTGGCAACCACTAAGACCTGGGCCATGACCCTGGCTGGTGTTGCCGACTTCAAGGATGCTGGCTACCAGATCCTTCGCCTCACCGAGCAGAACACCGTGGCTGATGGCCTCCGCGTGAAGATCGCTCGTGTGGGCCCCACTGGCACTGTCGAGACCGTCTACGGCTACGGCACCCTGATGGGCTACACTGAGTCTAACGAAGTGTCTTCCATCGTGTCCTGGGAGTGCGAGCTGACTGGCTACGGCAGCTATACCGTTGAACTCGACGAAAACGCTGGTACTTAGCTGATTGGGGGTGTTGCTACTGTAGGGGGCGCTACGACCACTACAGCCTTCACCGCTTCGCAGACAGGAGCCGCCGTCACCGTTACTGGTGGCACTGGCTCCTCCGCCACCGCTACTGTCGACACAGATGGCTCTGGCGATGTCACCGCAGTCAACATTACTGCGGCTGGTACGGGTTACACGGATGGCGACGTCCTTACCCTTACCGAAGTGGGAGGAACCCCTGGCGTTGCGACCGTTGTGGTCACCAGCGTCTCCTGAAGCCCGTAACCGCAATACTTACGGCAAAACTAAATGCAATCAACAAGGCCCCGAAAGGGGTCTTTTTATTGGGAGCCTAACTGTAGATTCGGTCTAAGTCGTGAGCCAGCAGCTAACTTTTGATCTACAGGTAGACAATAAGCAGGCTATCGATTCGATCAACGCATTCTTTGATATCTATCAAAAAGGTGTAGATGGGATATCTAAGGATCTAAACACAGCATTAGGCGAAGAAGTCAAGAAGAAGGTCTCTATCGAACTTGAAGGCGGCCAGGTTGTCGCCAAGGAAGTTGAGCAGATTGATAAAAGGACTCAGGCAGTGGTTGACGCCACAAAGGCTCTTAATGGCGAGTTGGGTAAAACACCAGCCGAGCTCAAGCGCCAGCTAACGGTACTGAAGGAGTTGCGCTCCAATACCCAGAAGTACGACCAGGATACTGGCAAGGTTAGCGGTTCCTGGAAGAAAGTTACTGATGCCATCAAGGGCGTGACTGCCGAGATGGGCAGGCTCAATGGCAGTAATATGAACTTCTTCCAGAAGCTCGTTAGCGCCCAGGTTACAGGTGCCGCCCTTATTGGCATCTTCAAGCAGATGGCCAGCGCTGCGGGTCAGTTCCTAGCAAAGGGCGTTCAGATGGAAGAACTCTTCATTCAGTTGGAGGGTTTTACTGGTAGCGCCGAAAGCGCTTCAGCGGCTTATCAGAAGTTTGTCGAGATTGGCCAATCCACCCCCTTCTCTGCCGAGGAAATCGCCAAGGGTTCTCGGACGATGATGGGTTTCGGCGTCTCGACTAGCGAGGCCACTGTACAGATTGAGCAGCTGGCTATCGTAGCCGCGGCCACTGGTGGTGAAATCGGCCACATGGCTCGCAACCTGGGTCAGATTTCTGCTAACCAGCGAGCTTACACTCGCGACTTGATGCAATTTGCGAACCAAGGTATCCCGATTTACCAGGAATTGGCCAATGTTCTTGGTGTCAGCACTCAGAGAATCCGAGAGATGGCCGAAGAGGGTCAGATTGGCTTCACTGAGGTTAAACTGGCCATCCAGAATATGACCAGGGAAGGCAGTGCTTTCCAGGTCATCGCCGACAAGATGGACGAAACTTGGGGAGCAAGACTGGAGGGCATGAGCTCTGCCGTTGATACTCTTGCGGGTCGCTTTGCTGTCATGGTAAATGAGCTTGACAGATCTGTTGGCGGTATTGTTAGCGGCAGTATGCAGCTTTTTATTAGCGCCTTGAACACCCTTGGTAAGGCTTTCTTCTACGTCACTCAAAATGCGGACAAGTTTGCTATTGCCATTGGCGCCTTGGCTGGAGCCTGGGCGGGTTTAGCCATTTCTCAATGGGTGGCAAGTGTTGGCGGGTTGTCGGCGGCATGGGTTATGGTTGTCGCTCAGATGAAGGTAGTGATCGGCACCATTATTGCGACAACGGCGGCAAAATGGGCCGAATTTACGGCGTGGATGGCAGTAAACGCTGCCTCGGGTAATTTTGTTGCCCTTGCCGCTGGTGCGGCTGTCGCCGCTGGTGCCGTTGCCGTTGCCACCACGAGTTGGAGGGCCGAGCAGGAGAAATTGGCCGAGGCTATCGCGGAAGGAGGCGCACGATGGTCCGAGAACGCCCAGGGCATTGATGAGACCGCTTTTGCCACAGAGGGCTTGATTAACAAGTATCAAGACGTAATCGACAAGCAGGAGGAGATCTACAAGGAGACGAAGGCACAGTTTGATCGCACCGAAATTGCAATTAAGCAGCAGGCTCAACTGATCCAGGAAGCCTTTAAGGATCGGATCCAGCAGCATAAAGACGAGCAAGAAGCAATCAAGGAGAAGATGGATGAGGAAAAGAGGCTGCTGAAGGAAGCTCAAGAAGTTGTTAAAGAGAAATACGATACAGCTATCGGCAAGGCAAAGGAAGAGCTTCAGGCTATTCGAGATAAATACGACCTCGAATTGTCCGCCCTGGACGAGGTCTCTAAGACGCAGCTGGAGCTCGAAGCAATTCGCCGCAAGGAGATCGAAGAGAAGCTTAAGTCCAACGATCTCACTAAGAAAGAACGCCTTGAGCTGAAGCTACAGCTCGAGAACATGGACAAGCAGGTTAAGCGCCGCCAGCTGCTGAAAGAGAAGGCTGAAGAGGAGAAAACTCAGATGGAGAAAATTAACGGATTGGAAGCTGATCGCAAAGAAGCGCTGGATGACCTTGCAACCGCATCAAAGAAGCGCATGGATCAACTCGAGGAGCAGTATCAAATCGAATCGAATGCAATCAAGGAGATTGAGACTCAGCAAAAAGCCGCGATGGAGGCCTATCAGCAATATCTCGACAGGCATAAAGTGGCTATCGAGCAAAACATGCAGGCCGCCTTATCTTCTCTTAATCAGCAGATAACCAAGGCCAAAGAGCTCGAAAGGGCAATGGTCAGTGCTTACAACGCCGCCAAAAGAGCCAACGAAGAGGCCGCCAAGTCTCCTGGGGGTGGGGCTGCTAGCGCTGGCACTGGTGGTCGTAATGGTACTGCTAACCCGTACGGCCCAGACTTCAGGGCCTCGGGCGGCCCCGTCACTGGCGGCAGCGCCTATACCGTCAACGAGCTCGGCAAAGAAGCGTTCCTGTCTGCTAGCGGCAAGTTGAGCATGATTAACGCTCCCGCTTGGGGCAAGTGGACGGCACCCAGCAGTGGTACCGTTATCCCAGCCCACCTGACTAAACAGCTTGATATTCCAGCTGGCGGCGTGGATATTAATAAATCTGTTGGTATGCGTGGAATGAGCGCTTCTCGGGTGGCTTCTTCGGTCAAGTATGGTGACAACGTTAGCAACAACGTTACAATTCAGTCGAACAATCCGACTCAAACCGCGAACAACGTGATGGTCCAGCTTGCTAAACTCAAGCGCATTCGGTACTCTTGATCAGTTGATACAGTGCAATGGCTTTCGATTTTGGTAAACCCGAAGAAGTCGCGGCGCTGCACTGGGACAATGCTCTAGCTTTTGGTCCTGGGCTAGCCGAAGTTCCTCTTGACGAGATGGATGAGGCTCAACTCAGAAATGCCTTGACATATGCCTACATGGCCCTTCAAGAAGCCTACCAGAGCGGCTACGAGGGCGAGGTGATACAAATCCTTAAGACCGACTACGACGAGGTGTTCAGGGTCCTTGCAGGGGTGTCTGAGGAGTTTCGTGAGGTGGTAGAGGGCAACCGCCACCAGTTTGCGGGTCCTAGAACGAAAGAGAACGTTAGCTACTACAAAAAACTTGCTAGAGAAGCTTCGGAATCCTAGCCACAGCTAGGCTCTCCGCAATGTCTCAAATCGGCATCTCCTTTACGCCAAGTGGAGGGTCACCTGTCTATAACGTTGTCATTGATAATTTTGGCGGCACCGAAATGCCAAGGGTCTATCAAGGCTCTACCAGTTTCTCTAGATCAGCCAATGGGGGCAACATCCTTACGGGCCCCGCATTTGGTGAAAAATATATGTGGGTAATCAGCAGTCTCGTGACGACTGCTCAAGCCGTCGAAATCGATAATATGTTCAAGGCGTGGGACGCAGACAGGGCGTCTGGATTGTCAGTGGCTTGCGGAATCGCGGATACTACCTTTGGCGCACAGGTTAATACAAATGCTGTCTTCAGTACTCCACCATCGTATGTAAGACTGAGCCCTACTCATACGCTGGTCAACTTCGGTCTGATGGAGGTTTGATCGATGTCTTATCTTGTTAATTCGACACGACTTTCTTCGCTGACCATCGGCGGGGTAGATTACACCTCGTCCATGATCTCCTGGATTGCAAACGATTCTAGTTCATACAAAAATGGTTGCGTTACCACAACTGGTTCTGTGACGCTAGGTCGCAGGACAGGGTCAAGCAGTATTGAGGACTACGACAGGAACGCCTTCAAAAGAGGTGCGCCAGTGGTCCTCGATGTAACTTATCCAGATGGGACGACAGCAAGACACCCACGCGGCCTGCTGTACGTAATTACCAATTCCTATGACGCCGAATCCGACACGATAGACGTCGAAATTGGCTGCAGGCTAGCCTTGATGAACCTGACGGATGAGATCGAGGACCTCCTAGCCATCTCTCCTCTTACCCTTGATACGGCTCAGGAGACCTTCTCTAACATTTCTGCCGCATTTGCAAGCCTGGGGCAGGTGTGCTACCAGGACAATCAAGGCAATCTGCAGACTCGAGACTTCTTTAGTGGTGACTCCTTTGGAGGGGTTGCTTCTGGCGACTGGGTCTCCATTGGCGGCATCACGACATTGTCTGTGTCTCCTCTTGCTGGCGGAGGCGCGATCCCCGATCAGGTTGACATTCAGTATCAGGTTCCAAGGAGTCAGATTGCCGAAGACAACACGGGCTATGTCGAGACGGTTGTAGACATCTCTAAGTACTGGACCCAGTATCCAGCCATCACCTACAACAGGGTGCTATCAGCAGATACCATCACCAACGCTGACGAGTACCTGGCTTACCTACGGGAGAGTGGAACTAGTACGACCCAGACAGCAACAAGGACTAGTAGCTCTTGTGGTAACGAGCCCAGCAAGCCAGGCGGGGCTGGATTGGATCCAGTGTCACCTATCTATGCTTCATGTACCGAACAGTTCCAGGCACTCAAAGAGCAGCAGCACATTGCCGTCACGAGAACCCAAACAACCAAAACCTACTATGATGCAGAAGGCGGACAGGTCTCTAGGATTTATTCTGAGATCAAAGGACCTGCCGTAGAGGCTAACAACCAGTACTATGCCGACAAGTATGCATACTGCCGTCAACTGTACGCCAGCCAGTGTGACCCAAACGGCAACTGCCCGATGGAAGGTCAGAATGAAATCCTGCTCGGCTACACTGAACAGATCAACTATTACGGAGAGGCGAATGAACTAGTTGGAACCATTCAAGATACATGGACTACAACACTTTCGGCAGCAAAGCCCGAGGACTGGCGAGCAGGCGTCGAGGATGGAACAATCCAGCAGTTCGACGGGAACTTGAGCGAAACCGAATTGTATCGGGCCAGCCGAGTTAAAACAGAGTACTTCAAGGAGGACGGTGCCAACGTCCAACTCACAACGACCTACACAAGCGCTGTCAGCAGAGGTGCTGGTATCTCTCAAGGGGTTGCTGCTCTTGATGCTTTGAATGGGATTGTGACCTCAAGCAAGAGGATCTCGACTACTACCGCAACCCTTGATATCGCTCCAGACAGGGTCAACTCCGCCACTACCGATACCAAGGAGGAGACTAGCGAGATCGTACTGTTTACTGGTCGATATCAGGAGCCGCCTGCGGGGGCTGGTCCGTACATCTTGGACGAGTCGATCCCCATGCCACTTCTCTACGACAATCAAGCAGAGATTGAGTCCGCCGTCGCCGCCTACGAGAATTACATCACACGCTTCATCAAAGGCGATGCGTTTGGCCTTACGATCGGCGAGGCACTTCGCCAGGACATCGCAAATAGCTGGTCAGTTGGCCGCCCGTTCAGATACTACGACCCAGCCAGCAGCCAGATCCTTGCCATGAGGATGGACGGGTGCTCCTGGGGCGTCGACCAGGACGGCTCTGCTGTCGTCATTCAGGGTATCTGGATTGGAGCGTCCAACGGAACAGTTACTCTGCCCAACAACTTGGTGGGTAACTCGAGCCCAGACCTCGGTGGCGGCGGGCCGACCCCTCCACCTGCGGTCGTGCCACCTTCTGTCGATGGCGAGACTTCCGTCGATTCGGGAGCCCTTGCCTTCGTTGTCAACGTCTTCTTCGGCACTGGTGCCACCATGACACCAGCTGGAAATGCAGACGGATTGGTTAACGTCCTCCCTACCGACCTCAGCTACACCATCCAAATGGGCTTCATCGCAAGCGTTAGCGGTCTTATCCTGGAACCAGGTGGACTGCTGGACGGTGACGGTAATGGTGGCATCCCCCTTCAGAACCAGGGGAACATGGTTGCCGCTGACGCGACCGTTGTTAACGACGACCTCTTCGCCACAGTCTGATAGGAAAACTACAACGATTCTGGAAACACCTTATGGCTATTGCCGCTAAGCTCTCATCCTACGAGGTCACCGAGCAGGTTACCCAGCGCTTTGCCGACAAGTTCTTTGAGGCAAGACTTATCGATGCTACTGGCGTTTCCTATACCCCTGGTGTCACTGATGACACGGCGTTTCTTGCTAATGAGGTCGCTCTCGGAACCGCTGGCTATAAACGCAAGATTGTAAATTATGTTCCCTCGGACGTGGCTGCCTATGGCGACTCAGGTGTAGGCTTGGCTACCAAGACGACCATCTTCGACCACGATGGGAGTGGGACGGTCTTGGGGTTTAGTCACGTTGCGCTTTGCTGGAGTTCTGGCAATGTTACAGGTCTTGATGTGACAAACATCTCTGCTCCCACCTCTGGCATTGATGGAACCTACACCAACATTCCTATCGATGGCACCAATGGCTCTGGGGTAGACCTGACGGTCGATCTTACCATCACGAATTCTGGCGCAGCCAGCACGGACTTCGCCCTGACCATCAGGGACTCTGGCTACGGCTACGTGGCGGGCGATAGCCTCGTCATCAACGAAGCCACCTTGGTCTCTGCTGGCGCCGTTGCCGCCTCTGCTGGACCCCTTTCGTTTAACGTCGACACCGTCTACACGGACGCAGCCCAGAACGGGAAGATCATGGCCGTGGCCCGCACAACCAGCGCAGTCCAGCTGACAGGTGGTCGTGAAGCTGTTTTCTACTGGAACCTCAAGCAGTACGACGTCGCGGCGCCTTGATATGGATATTAACGTATTGCAAGAAATCAACCTTGGCATTAGGATCGCCACCCTGGAGGACAGGGCTAATGGTGTTGTCGTCAAGGGCGACTTCGAGGGAAGTGTCACTGGCTACTGGAAAAAGCTTGGCGCTAGGGGAGAAGGTATCGTCTCCTATCAGGATAAGGACTACGTCAGCAAGCCTATCGGCTTCGTATCCCTGCCCGCTGGAACCGAGGTCGAGCTAAGTTACGCAAACGGAATCTATTATTCTAAGTTCTAATCATGGCAATCAATAGGTCCTTTGTCTCAACACAAGATATCTCGCAGGTAACGAATGCCACGATCGAGATTGTTGCTACTAGACCAGACATGAATGGCCTTATAAGTCCCCCTGAGACTCCAAACAGGATGATCGGCTATTACAACGGACTCACTGATTCTGTAGAGCTGTACGTCGTAGACGCGAGTGGTTTGCGCTGGATTAGAGTCTAATGGCAATCAACAACGGCAGGATCACTGGACCAACGGCAAAAAGAGACCGAGACAAGCTGCTTTTTGTCGCTCACCAGTGGTATGGCGGACCCACGGAAGACGTCCTCTACACTCAAAACGGAGTCCTGAAGAACAGGACCGCCGTGATACCTACTGCCGAAGGGGAGTTGTATGTTCAGAGGGAGTCAGGCAGCCAGTACGCAACTCTTCTCGTTTCGGTTGATATCAATGGGGCCTTGCAGTGGAAGGCGGTTCGTTCAACCGCGAATACTATAGATACAAACACAGGTAAGACCTGGGATCCTCTGGCGTCTTTCTACGATCCATTGGCATCCTAGGCAACTGAAGCGCTGCTATGACTGATCTGTGGACTGGAGGCATCGGAGGGAGTTCAGGGAGTGATTCCAGAATCCTTACTGGTGGCATCAGAGGTCGGTGGGACAGGACCCTCGGTAACGCGAGGATGGACGCTGCGCTAGATTTTATCACCAGCGGAAACTTTGATCGAGTAAATTATTACGGTGTCGGGGTCTTCGACACTGGCGGGGGCGCTAACAATCTTAACCCAAGTCGATGCAGAACGTCAAGCGACTGCGGTATCGGCTACATGTGTGTTGATGGCGCTTGCAGGAGGTCCAGCAGTACTGGTACCAGCACAGGAAGTGGTACCTCGAACGGCAGGACTGACGTAAATTGTCCGACGGACCTCGTTGATGGCATTGATCCTACTACGTCTCCTCCTGGTGGTGGCAGCTGCGGTGGTGGTGGTGGTGGCGGTGGTGTTGGTTCAGTTTCTGGGCCATGCACCAAACCCAGCTGCGGCGGCACTATTAGCAGCGGTGGTGGTGGTGGTGGTGGTAGCGCGGACTGCTGTGGCCAGCGCTGCTGCAGGACAATCGGGGCTGGATCAGTCTCCACTGTTCAGTGTTTTTGTGGTGACTGCCCGCCTCCTGGAAGGTGCCAAAAGTGGTGCGATAGCTTCTACAAATCAAACGGTAGGCAGGCTGAAGGCTGCAGCGACGCCCTTGTCTGTAGCGAGTGCGAGGCATGCGTAACTGGCACTGGCCTTTGGACTGCCAAATGCATTCCAACCAGTGGTACTCCTTGCTGGTGCGAGTTTGGCACACGCTGCGTAGAGTGTGAGACATGCCAAGAAGACGGCACTTGTGAGTACAACTGTGCGAACTGCGAGACGTGTTACACCCAGTACAATGTTCCGTGCTCCTGTGGGTACTTCAACATCCAATGTTGCGTTAGCACTTGTAACGAGTACTCGATCAGCCATAAAAGTTGCACAGAAGGTGGGTGCGCAAAAGCATGTGGCGATCCTCCTGACCCCGACCCTTGTGCGGCTAAATGCGCCACCAAGACTGTGTGCGGCACTCCTGGCAGCGGTATCCCCGATTGTCCTCCAGGATACAGCAGCACTGGATCCATAACCGCCCACCACGATGGCGGTGACGTTTCTTGCCGCCTATGCGAGAAATGCAAACTGCCTCCTGAATGCGAGCCATGCGATTGCAATTGTGAGGACGATTGTCCCGACTGTTACATCTGCAACGCTGAAGGCAAATGTGTACCAGACCCTACGTGCGACCAGTGCAGCGAAGGCCAGAGTCTTTGCGCCGACCTGGAAACCTGCTGCCAGGAAGGCTTCCACTGTGTTTCTATCTACTCGAACATCTTCCAGGTGAGCGCAAATGGCAACACGGCAAATTATCTGTCGGTTGGCCCCATAAGCTATGGTTTTGTATCAGGAAACGGCGGGGACAAGATATGTAATAGCTGCAATCCGACCAGGCCTCGAATGGTCATGAGCAACAGCAGTTTGTATGAGAGCGAGATCTGCAACGGAGGTCATACTCGCTATATCTGCTACGCTGATGCGCTGTGCTCCGATGATCCGTTCACGCCCACCCTTATCGACTCGTACATCCAGTCCGTGCGCTGCTGCCTCAACAACTAGTTCCTAGGAACCCTAGCCTAGCTTCTGTTGGTCTGTGGCAGTTTTCCCCGATCGTATTGTCCTGAAGAACTCCACAGACGCCCAGGCTGCCATCGAGGCGGCCATTGGTGCAGGTGGGGCTGACGAGATTCAGCAGGGCGAAGTTGTCCTTGGCATTGACACTGCTCAGGTCAAGTTCTACACAAAGGCGGGCGATGGTAGTATCGTATCTCTTGGAGGTACAGGCGTTGGCGCTCAGAACTTGGGAGATCTTCTTGACGTAGATCTGAGTACACCCGCTACCGACGGTCAGGTCATTGCGTACAACTCCACCTCAGGCAACTGGGAGCCCGTTGACCAGAGTGGTGGCGGTGGACTCTCTAACATCGTAGAAGATCTTACCCCTCAGCTTGGCGGCAACCTTGATGCCAATGGCTATTATATTATTAGTACAAGTGGCGATGTGAGCCTTGCTCCCGCTACTGGTGAGGTAGTAATTCGAGGGGGTAGTTCGGAGGGTGCTCTTACTCTTAATTGCACGGCCAACACTCACGGCGTAACGATCAAGTCCCCGCCTCACGCTCAATCGGCTACTTACACTTTAACGCTGCCATCGAGCGCTGGCACGGCTGGGCAGGTCCTGACATCACAAGGCGGTGCTCAGCTCACCTGGGAAGACGCTGGCTCTGGTGGTGGGGCTACAAGCATCGACGACCTGACCGATGTCGATACGTCCACAACACCCCCTACTGACGGCCAAGTCCTGACCTGGGACAACGCTAATGGTCAGTGGGAGCCCGCTAATTCAACAGGCGGTGGGGCCACCTCAATTAACGACCTGACCGATGTCGATACGTCCACGACGCCGCCTAGTACCAACCAGGCCCTGATC